GGTCGCCGTGGATGACGGCGGCCGCCGTGACCATCTCGGTGTAAAGGAGCGTCTCGCGCGACAGGAGCCGGTGCAGATAGCGGCAGTGACGGTCGGTCCAGTCCATCATCGGCGCGATACTTAGCCGCGAGGCCTCTTTTGCTATGTTTTTTCGGTACTTATCAGACTTTGTCATGATGGACTTTTACCCCGTTTTGATCCAAGTTACCGCCTGAGTGGATCAAGGATTGGATCAATGGCGAGCATAGCGAAGCGCGGTGACAAGTGGTTTGTAAGGGTCAGGAAAAATGGGGTCAGCAGAGCCAAGTCGTTCCGGTCGAAGACGCAAGCTACCACATGGGCGCGAGAAGTCGAAGCGCAGTTGGACCGCGCTGGGTACTCTGGGCACATCGACACTCGTGGAGAGACGGTAGCAGCCTTGATAGATCGCTACATGGCCGAGATAGCGCCGCTCAGACCGTTTGGGCGGTCTAAGCGTTACAGCCTACAGACGCTACGCGACAAACTAGGCAAGGTGTCTCTAAAGGGGCTGACCTCGCAACGGGTCATTGAGTACGCCAAGCAGCGCCACAGCGAAGGCGCAGGCGCGGTGACGGTGCAGGCAGAGCTAAGCTACCTGGGCGGGATGCTGAGGATTGCTCGTGCGGTGTGGCGGTACGACCTACACCAAGACATCATTCCCGACGCGCAAGAAGCGCTCAAGCTGTTGGGGCTGGTGGGCAAGTCGAAGCCTCGTGACCGACGCCCCACTACGAAAGAGCTAGAGCGTTTATCTGACTATTTTGGTCAGGTATACGATCGCTGGTCAGTACCGATGGACGACATGATGTGGTTTTTGATCGGCAGCGCCATGCGGATCAGCGAAGCTTGCAGTGTTCAATGGGACGATTTGAACGAAGCTGACAGGACAGTGCTTATACGAAACCGCAAGCATCCGACCGAGAAGCTAGGCAACGACCAGGTTGTTCCGTTGCTTGGTGATACATGGAACATTGTGCAGAGACAGCCCCGCAGCGCTCCGCGGGTGTTTCCGTACAACTCCCGAACGGTGGGGACTTATTGGAGGCGCGCGTGTAAGGCGTTAGAGATTTCGGACTTGAGATTGCATGACCTGCGGCACGAAGGCGTCTCTCGCCTATTTGAACAGGGCTACCAGATACAAGAAGTGGCGATGGTCAGCGGTCATAGAGATTGGCAGCAGTTGAAGCGGTACACCCAACTTAGACCTAGTGACCTACACAGAGACCGCGAAAACTAGACCGGGACAGCGCCAAGATGAAAACCCTGCCCCGGTCTAGCTGCCCCCGGCGGCGGATGGGTGCAAATCCTTGAAGATGGTTACATGCGCCACCCGCCATCCGTGCTTGCTGGACACTCGGGCGAAACCTTTTCGTCCCGAAGCGGTAATTTTGCTGCAACCCAATTTGGCACCGTTGGCCATGATAAGTGGTTCCGCATCGCGGATTTCCTGCAAATCGCCACCAGCAATAAAGACGTGATAGGCTGACCAATTGCCGTTGCTGCGCACTTCCATAATGATGCAAGTGCGGTCGCTGATCGGGTAGAAGTGATACCGCCCCTCAAGTACACCATGCACGATGTGGTCGAAAGAATGAGCGTTTTGGGCGACAAGTAGCGCGCGCTCAATCACTGTCTTATAGCGCAGCAACGTCTCGGTTACAGTAGTTCCCACCAGCGGGGATAAATCGGTATGCGCGTTCATTGCCCTAACAAGCCTCCGGCCACGCCAAGAGCAACCGCACCAAGCGGGATATTACGCGCGCCGTTGGCCAACAGACGCGCGGCGGTGCCACTGTCATTTGTCTGACGGCTGGTCAGGAAACGCATCGTCTCCAGCACTCTCGCAAACTCGTCTTGCCGTGTGCCAGTGCGGATACCTGGATTGTTAGCGCGGTAGGCGTTGTAGAAGCTGCGGATATTAATCTCACCGTCAGGGTTGAGCGCTCTGGCACCCTCAAGCGCTTTAATGATGCCCCACCGGGTACGCGCTTGCCGGATTTCTGCTCGTGCTTCACCGTCAAGCACACGCTCAAGAGCGCTGTCTAGCGCCTCCTGCACTTGGCTGAGGCCGGAACCGAGTTCATAGTTGCCAGCCCGAAACGCGCGTTCTGTGTCGCGTGAAATACGGTTCCGCAGACTGCTAAATTCCTCAGCGTCAAAAGTACCATTAGCCCCTGCGGTGCAGATATCTTCTAGGTAACTGTTGAGGCGCGTTGACGAATTGACGCCAGCATTTTCAGCTAGACCCTCAGCGACATCAAGTGCTGCATCTGCCGGAATAGGGCGTGTGTTATTGTCGATATTTTCGCGGAAGACTTTTTGCACTTCGCGGCGAATTTCACCACGTCGAGCCGGTGTTAGGTTAGTGATGGTCGGATCGCCAAGCTCAGCCGCCACGTATCGGGTGAAAAAGGCTTCTTGTTCATCGCGTGCAAGTCTTGCGCCAGTAACGCGGCCCACCGTAGCGTCTGCGGCTTCTGCTACGTTAATGCCTAGACCGCGCACCGGAGTGCTGCTTAGCAGGTCTTCTGTGTTGCGTAGCTCGTTGGCGCGGGCAAGTTGCTGCGGTGTTCCTGCGTCTAGCGCTTGGCGTTCTCCACGAGTCAACGCGATGCCAAGATTGTCCGCCTCGGCGCTGGTCAGCAAACCTTCCAGCGGGCGGCGGGTGGTCGCGTCGAAGTCGGGCGACTGATTGCGGGCCGCTCCTACGCTATCAGCAGCACCAGAGCGCCCACGTACTACGTCGATAGCGCGCTGGCTAAGCTCAACGCCACGATCTGCACCGGAGCGTGCTGTCTGGACGCCACGCGACAGTAGAGCGCCGAAGGGCACACCAGCGGCACCAGCAGCGCCGCCAATTGCAGCACCTAGCATCGGATTGTCCGGGTTCTGGGCCGCGCCAAACGCAGCACCGCCCGCCCCCAGCGCAGCAGCACCACGGAGACCACTGAGACCTGCGCCGAATGGGATAACTGCTGGTGCTGCTGCGCCAGCACCAAATGCAACCGGGTTGTTTTCGCGGATGCCTGCGGTTCGCTGCTCAAGAAGCTGGCGCTGCTGTGCAGCGGTCTCGCTTCTCAGCAATTCGCCAGCACCAAGCACCGTCCCGACAGTGGATTGAATTAGTCCACCGACAGCGGCAACACCTGGACCTTGGGTAAGCTGACGGGCCATATCTTCATCAATCGGGTCATACCGACCGTTACGCAGCGCGTAATACTGTCCGCTTTCGCCTTGAAAGACTTGTGTCACCGCTCAACTCCCCCACGACCAGTGCGTTGATTGCCGGGATCGTCCAAAGTGATCCGCATAGGACCGTTGTTCCCACCAGTGGGGACTGAGCTAATCGGCCTGACATCCTCGGGTGGCGGTGCCGGATTGTTATTCGTGGTAAGTGGCGCAGGGACTTGGAAGCGGTTGGAGTATTGCCAAGCAGGCGGTGCAACACCTGCTTCAATCGCCCCAAGCACATCTTGCACGCTTGCCTCAAACGGGATGCCGTAGACCTGTGCGTCAAGTCGGCGCGCTTGGGTATCCATTGACCCAACAATTCTGGCGCGAGTCTGTTCAATCAGGTTAAGTTGCCGCTGGTCAAATGGGCTTGCTCCGACAGAGCCAATGCCTTCTAGCAGACGTTGCGCCTCTGCCTCTTGGAGCACACCGGCATTTGCAAGACTGCCGATAACAGGAAGGACGGTGCTTTCAAGTTGCTGTTGAAGCTGTAACCGCTGTTCACGGTTGGCGACTTCGCCAAGAAACCCGTTGTCTTCGATGAACGAGTAAGCCTGATCCAGCACTTGAATAGCATCACCACCGTTGCGCACGGTGTCAAGCGCCCCTTGAAACTCTGAGCCAGACAAATCAGGAAAGTTCCCAAATGCGCCTTCTGGAAAGGCCATCCCCATCCCGCCGCCACCACCGCCGCCTCCTGCGCCTCCACGCATCATTAGCTGCTCCATTAGCTCGCGCTCGGATCGGGCGTCGTCAAAGCCATATTGCGCGAAGACTTGAGGCGAAAGCAGCCCACCAGTGGCCATAGCCCGGATGGTATCATCAATGCCCGCGTCTTGGGGCAAGTTATCCAGAATGTCGCCAAGCTGGTTGCCCTGCCTCCGACGCAGAAACTCCTGCCCAGCGGTTTGCGCAACAGTACCAGCGCCAAGCGCCCCAAGCGCCAAGAGAAACGGTGCGACCATAACGGCGCCTCCTTATTTGAAGCCTACACTTGAGCTGCTGCCTTCGCCATTGGCAGTTGAAAAAGCGTCTCTAATAGCGCTGCTGGTGCTTCTGCTCATATCAAAGCCCGAAGACTGATTAAGTACTGTAGGGGCACCTAAGAGACCTTGAAGCGCCCCCAAATCAGCAAAGTTGGCGCTCGTCTCCGCTGCGATTAGGGGATTGACCGCCCCAATAGCGGCTTGGTTTGCGCCAATGGCGCTGCGGTTTGCATTCGCCATGATGTCGCCAAACCCTCTAGTGTAGGCGTTTGCTAGTTCACCTTGTAGGGCCGTATCTACCAGCGCAGCACGAGTGCTACCTCCTGCGCCACTCAAAAAGGCGTTGCCACGGTTTACGTTGCTTTGCTCTGCAAAAAGGTCTTGTAGACCTGATCGCAGACTACTCAACTGCGCACCAACTACCGCGTCTTGATTGCCCAAACTTTGCAGATTTGATAAAGAGCCTTGCCCAACTCGGGAAATGTCTGCAAGCGGCCCAATATCGACACCCTGCTGCCTATTCAGCGCTTGGGTTCGCAGGTTCGACAAGAAACCGCTCTGCGCAGGATCGACAAAGCTACTGCTTTGCGTCTGGCCTTGAGCAAAGCTGTCGCTGAATGCCCTGCTAATGCTTTGGCTCATTGACGTGTTTCTACTGCTGGAACCGCCTGCGCTCATAGTGCTCTCCACTACCCACTAACGGGGATTAAGTGATGTTCGGTTGCCGCTTTGGTACAATGTACTTGCGGTTTGAATTGTGCGGAAACCGCTGTGTCAGAACGCGCTGTTTCAGACGGATGCGGGTTGCTTTCGCTGCGTTCTTTGGGACAGTCTTACCCGCGTTATTCACTCTGGTCATGTCATTTCACCCGGAACACCCGGCCCTCTGAGCTATTGGCAAATGCCTTCCAGTGCTTGAGCCGGGTCTGCGGGTCTAGCGTCTGGTCGAACAAATGCGGCTTCAACTTCTTGAGAATATCGTATTCCTCTTGCGTGAAGCTAAAGGCTTCATTGAACGGGCTGTTACCGTCTTTGTGGCGTTCACCGTCAAGCTGGTCGCGAAACTGACGGCGCATCGCATTACCGACCGCGTGATCGGCGGTTTGATGGCGGTGGATAACTTTGTCGCGAATGCCTAGCTTAATGCCCATGCTCGCCTCCGGTGGTCGGCAGTCCCCGAGGGTGGGGACTGCCATTTTCGTTAGGTGGTCACTGCCTGCGAACCGTCGATATCGGTAATGATGCCGTGTGCTTCACGGTTTAGAACCATCAGCGTCCAGTCAACGGACATCAGCCGGGTTTCGGCCATGTTCGTCTTGGCCATCGGATCAACGCGGTAGCGTTGCAGATAACCAATGCGGGCATAATTGGGGTCCAAGATGTAGACATTCGCAGCCTGCGTGGGGCTGGTCTCTGCATCGTCGAAGGTCTGGTACAGGCGGTTCGGAACCATTTGAAGCTCAACACCAAAGTCGGTGAGGAACACGTTAACAGAACCGATTGCCGTGGCAGGCCCACTGCCCTGCTCGTCCCGTTGAAGCGTTGCGATACGCGCCGACGAGGTGAACATGTAATTGGACAACTGCCGGATCACAGACGGTGTGGACATAAGGATTGACGGGTCGCCGCCGCTTTCCCACACAGTCTGCGATACAGAGCGCACCAGCGTCTCCGTCAGGGCGCGTGCCGTGCCGGGGGTATACGCAGTCCACGCCCCGGACGAGAAGCCCCCGCCAGACCCTGTGCCTTGGTCGCCTTGCGTGATGCAAGCGCCAAGACCAGCGGAAGTGCCAGCAGTACCTTCACCAGCAGCAGCCGCGCCCGCCTGATTGGTCAGTGCGATAGCTTCCACGTCCCGACGCAGTTCTTGCTGACGCATCATCACCTGATAGGCAAGCTCGTCGGCATACCCGATAGTATTGACAGCGCGTGCGCGGTGCGAAACACCGACCTGCTTTACTGAGATTTGCGTGTGGTTGCCAATACGAGCGCCATTCTTGGCGTCGTTCTGCGTAATCGTGGCGTTTTCTGCCACGTTGTTGGTGGTGTCTACAGCCGCCAATTCATCTTCCACCCACTCAGTGTAGGTGTTTTCAACGTCTGCCTCACCGACTGAGTCGGAGAATGGAAGCGGAATACGGGAAATGTCCCAGATTTCCTGCATCACGTCTTCGTTGATAACGCCGTTGAAGTCAACGTCGCCCATGTCAACGGACGTGTGCCAGTTAGATACAGCCATTTATTTGGCCCCTTTTTGCAAGAGTGCTGATACACCCGCAATCTTGTCAGACTTAGTTCCGTGACGTGCGCGGGTGACGAGTTTGTCGGTACGTGACTGGCGTTTGTGACGGCCCTGCGTTTTCTGCTGCTTAGGCGGTGCCACTTCCCTCTCAGGATCAAACGACAACAGTTTTTCCAGCCGCTTTTGCATCCCCATAAAGTCTTTCACGACCTTGAGAATACGATGGTCATTAATGACCAATTCAGAAGGCTCAAAGCCGTAGGCATTTAGCGTCTCCGCTAGGTCGCTACGGAATTGATTGAACGTATGCGGGTCTTTAAGTTCCGGCATTGCGTCAAGCATCAAGGCACGCTCGCGCGCCTGAGTACGTTGCTGCCTCTGCTGCATTTGCTGGATAACCTGCGGGCTTAGCTTGCCCTCCAAGTCACTCATTACCGACTGTAGTGTTTGCATGTTCTGCAACACAGCGCTCTCACGCTCTTGAAGCGACTGCTCTCTCTGTACGATCTCTCGTGTGGCAGTCTCTTGGCCCTGTACCCGGTCTTTAAGTTGGCCAAGCGTCAGGGTTTCACCGTCTCCGGTGGTAATAGCCAGGCTCTCATAGAGCTTCTTGGGCGTCGTTCCGAGTTGTTCGGCCAAAGCCTGTACTGTCATGTCACCAGAAGCACCGCCTGGTTGGGCGGCGACCTCGGTGCTTGCTTCTGGTTCGGTGTCCTGCCCCTGTGGGTCAAGCAGGTTGCCCGGTTGCCCAAGCTCCTGTTGCGTGGGCAGGTCAGCAGACTCCCCACCAGTGGATACAGCGCTATCATCCTCTGGTGTCTCAACACCAAAGTTGTCCCGCACTAGCGACTGCACGTCTCGGACTTTATCCGCCTGCGTCGTGCGCTGCACGGGGTTGGTGGTCTGTAGATGTGAGCGCGGCGAATTTAAGTTCTGCGAAGACGGTTTTGACTGCGGCTGCGCGTCGGTGGATGTCCTCGCGCGCGGTCGGGTCGCCTGCGTTTCGCCACTCTTGGAATATAGATCGCTCATAGTCCGCCTCTATTGCTTCAATCGCCGGAAGCGCGTCTTTCAGCGCCTCCCTGTACTCTCGTCTCACGCTGCTCTCCCTGCATTTGCACCCGCTCTAGGTCGATAATGCCGCTGGCCACAATCTTGGCTTCTTCTGCCTCGGACTTGAGCCGGTCAGACCAATACTTGTAAGCAAGCTCGTCATTAGCTTCCTTTGCTGTCTGGGCAAGGCGTGTGTATTCAAGCCGCAACTGCTCTTGAATAAGTTGCTGCTGCACCTGTTGCTCCTGCTGCGCGGCCTGTGCAGAGCGCTGCGCAGCGACTTGTGCAGCCTCAGATTTGGGGTTGATTACGTAGTTGTCCGCGTTGTCGATGCCTGCCATCGTCGCCCAATCAACAAGCGTATTGTAGATCGTAGACAGGTCTGCAAGCTGGCCACCAAGACCTTGCTGAATAGCGGAAACCTGAATTTGTAGCATCTGCGACAGCGTGCGCTGAATGTGGCTTCGCTCGCCTGACGAAAGCCCGACTTTGACATTGCACCGCTCGCGCTTTGGCCAGACAGCCGGGTTTACCTGCGCCCACTCGCCATTCAACTTGATGTTGATGGGCGCGTTTGCGTAACGCCGCATGTACTCGTGCATGATAATGTATACAGGACGAATGAGCGTTTCAGCCAGGTTGCGGGCCATGAAGCTGACCAGCATTTCGCGCTGCCCGTATTGGCGTTCGATACCGTAAGCCGTTTCACCAACCAACTGAGCATCAGCGCTCAGCATATCCAGGGCAGCGCCACCACGCTCTGTTCGTATCTTGTCCTGATATTGCAGGGCATTGCTGATACTCGGCCCAATATCAGGGACGACCAGCGGCACCGGCACTTTATTCATGTCTTTGACCTTCACAACGTCGCTGTTATTCAGCAAGTCGTTGAAGTCCACACTGGTGGGGTCTGCAACCAAGCGCCCGCCACTATTAATCCGAGCCTGATTGTCCAACCAATTACGAAGCAGGAATGTCTTGAAAATCTGCGTCTGCTCTAGGTGGTCAAATAGGCTTTCACCCGTCAGACGGTGACTTTGAATAAAGGCAGTACCTACCGCGTATGGGATGATGTCGCACGGCGCATAGTCCAGAACGTATTCGCTGGCGAACATCACCTTGTAGCGCTCGCTCACACCGTCACCGTCAAGGTCGATAAGCTGGTACGCCTCATAACACTCTATGGTGTCTTGATCGCGAGTAGGCGAAAACTTAGTGGTCTCTGGCGTCCTATTGCGCGCCGTGACCGTCATATTTGTCTCGTCTTTATACGCAGGCAGGCTCTCTACAAGCTGCTTATCATAACCCATTTCGATAAGCTCAGAGCGCGTGTAAAATAGCCGCTCAGCAAAGAAACGAAAGGTCTGGATGTCAGATGACGGTGCGTTCGCCTCATATACGACATTGTCAATCGGCACCGCCTCAAACTTGAAGCTGCGCCGTGTAGTCGTGACCTTGACCGCATCGCCAGATAGTTCGCGTTCCTCATTCGGCGCGCGTGGTTCGAGCAGTACCGCCAGTTCTTCGTTCGCCAGATCGCGGTCAATGCCCCTGCCCCTATATGGCACACGGCGCACGGTCACTTCGTCGTCAACGTATACCTTACATGCACAGTTGCGCATTAGAAGCGCATCTTTGATCGCCTCTTGAAACTCGATAAAACCGTGGTTTTGTTCAATGATCGTATTGTTGACCGCGCTGCTTTCGGCGCGGCAAGCGTCCTCGTCTTCTTTGCCGTATGCCTCAAACTCAACAAGGCAGTCAGTGCTGAGCATGGGCGTCATCTGCGCCAGCACCGCGTTCACCATGTCGGCAACGTCAGTGGAAATGATGCTTGCCCGGTCGCCTGGCTCTCCGTCGATAGCTGGCAAACGACCGTAGTAGTAATTAAGCGCCTTCTCTCGGTTGGCTTGAATTTCGGACCCGTCAACCGCCTCAGCTTGCGCAATCTCTTCACGCAGAACCTTCCGAAGCTCTAGCTCTTTCTTGGACTGCCTGACTGCCATTAGACCCGCACCCTACGGCTGAAATTCGGGACAGAAGGGTAATCTGCCCAGTTCATGTAATCGTTAGAAGGTCTACCAAGTGCATAGGTCTGCACCGCGTCCGCGTAATGGCTTGACCAATCGTGGACTGGGCGCATCTTCATTACTCGCTTGGTGTCGTCGTATTCGGCGCGGTAGCTAAACAACGCCTCAACCAGCGTTTGACAGCCCTCAGCATCGAACCAGCAGTGGCCCAGCAAGTCGCGGGTAGCGGCGATGCCTTCGTGCTTGTCACCCACTCTCGGAGTGACAACGGTATCTAGCCCCATAGCCTTGAAAACGTCTTCACGGCTACGGCCTGTTTCTAGGTTGTGCTGTGTGGCGTCGTGCGGAAGAATTACCGTGTCCACACTGGTGGGGACATGGTTCTTCCAGTCATTCACCATATCGGCAATTTTGGTTTCCGCATAAGCGACCGTCTTGATGAAGTGATGTTCAGTGCCAACAGGTTGAATAAAGTTGACCACCATCAAATCAGACCAACCAAGGTCTAGTGCCGCATATAGCTTGGCTGCACTGTCATATTTGACCTTGCTAATCCGCCCTTGGTCACTAGCCCTCTGCATTTCTTTGGCGAAATAAGCACCGACGATTGCAGCATTGAAGCTACAATGCATTTCTTGCTGATATTCGGCTTCCGGCATTTCGCGCTGCATCGCGCGTAGCTCGTCTTTATTGATGATGTCCGTCTGAGTGACGGGCATGACGTGGTAAGACCAACCCGGATCGCCCTTCTGTGCATACGTCAGCAGGTCAAAAAGCAAGTTGTGACGCCCTGCCGGTGTGCCCTGTACCGTCATTCGGCCTAGCCGGTCAGCCAACATGGGCCGAATGACTTGGCTGTAAGCAACGCTGGGGATTAACTGACACTCGTCTAGCACCACATCATCGGCGTACATACCGCGCAGGCTGTCGTAAGTCTCAGCGCCGAGTAGCTGAATACGCGAACCGTTAGGAAAGTCTACGCGCAATTCTTGCTCATTGATTTGCGTGCCGGGCACCGCCACAACGAAGCTCTTGAGGTAGTCCCAAGCAAGCCGCTTTGTCTGCTTATAGCTAGGCCCAACATAGTATCCACGCCAGTCTTTGACATAAGTGCTGAGCGCACCGATCAGCAATTCGGCCACCGCTTGAAAGGTTTTCCCGAAGCGGCGATGGCACACCCGCACAGCAAAGCGCTCGCGCTCGTCGAATAGACGGCGCTGCTCCGGTCGTAAGTCGATGTGCAGATTAATTGCCACCGCTCTCCCCACTGGTGGGAAGCCGCTTTCCACCAATCGTGATGTTGATTTCCTGAGTGCCAGACAAGTCTACATCGACAGCCTTCAATTTGGGGTATGCATAGGGCAGCAACTCAAGCGCAAGCCCGTCCTTTTCCTTAGACGCGGGCGCGGCGTTAAACCGCTCCACAAGGTATCTGAGCGGATCAGCCTCTAGCCGCCGCATCACTTCACTTGCTGATTGTCGCTTGGGTCGAGCCATTTCTGTAAACCTGCTAAGCCGCTGATCTTCCGATTACGGCACCTAGCGAGGCTGTCGGCGCTATGTGGCGTTAATACCACACATCAAGTATGGTCGTCAAGCACTTGTTATACATGACAAAATTATAATGACAAAAGCCTCATGACAATCTGTCGACCTCCGCAGGGGCGCTGAGCGGGCCTCTGGTGGTCGTCTCTGTGCCCCGGCACCTGCGCAACCCAAAACGCGGCTGCGGCTGCTGAGCGGGCCTGTGACGCGGTTGTTACGCTACCGGCTGCTCCTGGGCTTGCTCGACACGCTGCCCGCCCGCTGCGTGTCTTGGTCCGTCCTCCTGCACGTGCGCGGCTTCTTATCCGCGTGGGGGGGAGATCATTTCGAACAACTTTGCCGGTTACTCGGTTACTCGGTTACTCGGTTACTCG